AAACTAAGAATTGTAGATAATAAAATATGAGCAGCATCCGCATAGTATCTATCCCTAGAAGCTGGATCAACATACACACGGAATGGATTAACACTCGTAATCTTAACATCGCCTCTTCCATAATCTGATTCTGGGTCAACAAAAACATAAAAATATCCTAATCCAGTAGTTGAATAATCGTGAACTACTTGTTTAAAATGGGTATTACAATTAGAAATATCCCATACGTACTCAAGTATAGTACGCCACACATTGGACATTTTATAGTCAGAATCTTCTCTAGCGACTGCAGAGAATTTTGGATTTCTAGAAGTTAATAAAGATTTTAATTTATCTACAGCAGCATATACTCTGTCTATAATAAAATCGCCCTGACCAACTGACTGAAGAATTTCTGATTCTTCTGTAGAGTAGTGATTGCCTAATGAAAAATCAATGGCATCCCTAGCTTCTTTTTCCCAGTTAGCTCTGGCGTCTCTATACCGCCTCCATAAATCTCTATTACTCTGAGCTTCTTCGTGCTCAGCAAAAGTTTCTACGTAGTTAATAATAGGACTCCTTTAAGATATCTATATATATAATATAAGCGAAATAACACTATTTGTCAAGGGTTTCTATATTCTTTGTCCAGTAATCCAGCTTCTTAGCACAGATTTCTTAGATTTTTTGTATTCTTCGTTAGATTCTGCAGTAAAATCATCAGATTCAAATTTACCGCTTAATGGTGATCTTGCGTTAGTTATTGAATACCAAAGACCATCTAATAGGTCATCATTCTTTCCTTTTGGAAAATGAAACATTTCATCAACTACCTCTTGATGAATTTTTCTATGAAATAATTTTCCTCTATTTACTATTGGGCAAAGTAAAGATTCTAATCTATCTTCTTTTTTTATACCATTAGGAGGTCTAACTCCTCTGGCAATTCCTGGAGCCATCTTTCTATCAAATCCACCCATCTTATTAACTGAATCTTTTATAATTCCTTGCGCCCCAACGTGCTCAACATTAACTGGTATAATAGTATTTTTATTTTTTAAATATATTTGATTGTTACCAGAAACAACTTCATAGTCATGGTGCTGCAATTTATCTATTTTAAATTTAGCAGTAGCTAAATCTCTAGCATCATTCATATATTCCTGAGAAAACTTATGTAACTGACCTACGTTTTCATAGTCTCTTCTTATTTCACTAATTTTACTTTTACTAAAATAAGAAGCCCATAAGGGTTTACCATCTTCTAATGCTCTATGAAAAATTACATCCCAAGTATACTTATTATTTTTTTCTTGGGCTTCAAGATATCCATCGTATATAGCCTGTAATGCTGAATCGTAATGTACGATAGTGCCAATTAACCAGATGGAGCCCTCGTTGCCCTTTGATTCTTCTAAAGATGGATAGACAGTTGACATCAACCATTCTTTAATTTCTCTTCTTCTATCTGGAGTCTTTGTATTTAACTCAGATTCAAAGTCGTCTAAAATAATATTTGTATATCTAGTGCCAAGCTCAGACCTACCACGCAGTCTTTGACTAGTACCTTTTGCTATAATTCTATCACCACGACTAGTAGTTATTTCTTTTTCAGTCCACTTGTCTCCAACCATATCTCCAAAATAATAATTAAGAGCATTGTTATACTCAATATGATTTTTTATATATTTTAAATGATCAACAGCTTGTCCTTGCTCTTCTGAAACCCAAGCTGCGAATTCTTTTTTGCCCTGTGGATTAAAATAAATTTTATGCAGCAAAGCAGCTTTAGCCATTGTTGACTTAGAATGTCCTCTAGGTAATACAACACACAGTTTTCTAATGCTTCTGTCTAATAACTTACTTCCAACTTCATAATGAAATGGAGCTGGAGAACTTTTCATAAAGTCTTCTGGTAAAAATAGTTGACCAAAAGCAACTAAGTCTTTTGATACTATATTTAAAACTCTTTCTTTTTCTGAAAGATTACTTGAATTTATATTAAAATTATCTATTGTACCAGTCTCCACTTTTAATAACTCTAAACATTTTACTTCTTTGCATTAATTCATCACCTGCAACATAAAGCCAAGCTTTTTCTTTTGAACCATCATCCATATTTACTTCAACCTTGACTCTTCGGTAAAGCCCAGAACTAATTCCTTCATACATATCATACCTTACCAGTTCTTCTTCTGACACATCATGCACTTCCACTACAGTTCCAGAACCATTTTTATTTTGTATGATAGCTGGAAAGCTTTCATGCCCTGGATATACTAAAGAAGAGTTTTTAATAACTCCAGTATCCTTAGAACCATTTCTAAGTGTTCCGTATACTGCTAACTTCACTTCTTTTTAGGACTTGTTTTTTTCTTTTTTAAACCAAATTTTTTAACACTACCACCAAAATGATTTGGATATGTTTTTTCTCCAATAACGGAAGATGTTAAATCATCAATAGCTTCTTGGTTAAATAAATAGTGAGCAAGATACTCTTCTAGAACATTCACATTCAAATCTTTGTGAATCTCTAATTCAAATTCAAAAACAACTTTTTTCATTATTTCCCTCTAATGTTAATAGTTTATAATAGATTAGCTTACTCCATGAACATCTGGTAAGCCAATATACTTTATCTCTAATTTATCTGTGTAAATAGTAAAACAAGTAAAGCATTCTACATAAATTTCTTTCTTTTCTAAATTATGTATTATAAAAGCTTTTGGATGTAACTTATTACCACAAAGTTTACAGCTACTGGACGTTAACTTCTCTTTCAGCTTTTGCAAGCTGCTTAACTTCTCCTGAACCGATGGCATCTAATTGTTCCTTTGTAAAACCTTGGAATACAGCTACTGACTCTGTTCTTTTTTCAGTATCCATCATTCCAGTTATTTGCATTAATGTTTTAATAGCTTGAATTTTATCTCTATCATTTGCACCGTCTCCATCAACTATTGATTTCATTTGTTCTAATAAATACAAAGGTGTAATATTTGCATCCGAAAGAACCTTATCTATTTCTTCTCTAATCAATTTTTGTATCCTCTTTGCTTTTAATAAAATTTTGGCTTGACCCTCAGCGTACTTTCTATTCTCAGTCGGAAATGCCTGCAAAAAAGCATCCACCATATCAGTACCTTTTGCAACAAATTGAGCAAACAAAAACTCTCTTTGTGTGGTTTCTTTTTTCTCAATCTTGTGTTTATAGGCATTAGTATCAGCCAAGCCAAATGAATAAAGATTTTTTCTAGGATCACCCTCCATCTTTGTTTTTTCTAAACATACAAAAGTCCCAAGAGGTACTCTGATATAATATCTAATGACTTTATCAGACCCAGATGCTTTTAACTTCCCTCGCTTCAGAACTTGACAAACTTGACCATCGTCTGAAACTACCCAGTTACCTTCGGTACCATCCCTCCAATTATCAACAACATCAACATTAGGATTGTACCTCTGAAACTCTTCTATATTTTCATATATAGTATGATTAATCTTATTTATTTTACGAGTAATCATCTACTATACAATATAACCGATTTTACGCTTAAAGTCAAGAGGTAGCCCTAACACTTATATTCTTATCCAACATATTATTTTTACCTCTTATATGAGGAGACATACAACCTTCACAGTAAAATAACTCATACTTACTAGCACCAGTATGATAATATTTACCAGTATCAGTTAATGAGTCTCCACCACAAACTGAACATACATTTTCATCCATCATAACTGCTATATTGGGATGGTTCTTCATGTAGGGTCTAAGTTTAATATACATTTCTTCTAGCCCAACAACATCGGTACGATTATATCTTTCCATTCTTTTTAAAGCTGCACTGTCTCCATTCATACAGTCTACCCATAATTGAAATTCTGTATTAAGTTTTTCTTCTAACCCTAAAAACTTAGTAATGTAATCTTGTTTGTTAGAGCTAAATGCAAATTCTTTCCTAGCAACCTTAAGCGTATCTATTGTTTTATAAGGCATGGGAGGTATCATAGCATTTGCTATAAATCTTGCCTTTAACTTTCTAAGATCAAACCTATCTCCATTATGAGCAATAATGATATCAGCTTCATCTAATAGTTTCCACACAGATTCCATAATTCTTTTATCATCTCTATCTTTTGCTTCTTTTGGTGTAACCACATCACTCATAACTTTATCGTCATACAACCATTTTGCAGACCAACTTAATACATACCAATCTATAGACTTACCATTACTATCTTTTATTATATTAACTGGATTTATATAATGATTGCCAAGGCTCCAAGTCCATACAGCAATAGGGGTAGTCTCAATATCTAAAATCAATATCTTAGGCAGATTAGCTATATTCATCTTTTTAAAGGGTTTATTTAAACGCATTGACTCTATTTTCCTAGTAACCGCTTTAAATGTTCTATCGTAACCATGAGCAATCAAATCATTATGAATATCAGACATACTCTTAATAGTATTTTCATACTGCTTTACTATTTTTACTTCTTGTTTAGACCATTTCATTTCTTTTTACCAATCTTTAATATTAACAACATACCTTTTAAAAACATTGCTTCCACTAAATAATATAGTTTTTTCATTTGCCCCATACCTTTTCAGATACAAGTTGAGCAATTATACCATAGATTGATAAATCACGAAAGGCATCCATATACGTTTCGTCGGCAACTGCGTTACTGCCCCTGTGTTTAACAATAATATTTTTTAACCGATTAACTTTGTCATTCATTCGTATAACTAAAGCTGTTAAAGCAAACATTCTATCGTCATCATCATCTAGGTTTCCTCCTAGACTTATATTGCCGCTACCGTAGTCGTATTGTTTTCTACAGAATAACTTATACTGCTCATCCGTTATCTGACCGAACCTCTTCATCATTTTTGGATAAGCTGTCTCGATGGCTTTGATTACTTCCTTTTCTCTCATTTGACTCTTCCTTTCCCCAGCCCCACATTGGTTCTGAATGATATGTAGCAGAACCTCTATAATGACTGGAATTGATAATTACCTCGTCTATGATTTTTTCTAAGAACTTTATCTTTTTTGGATTTATCTTCTTTTTCATAGCATTGAAGGAACAACTACTCTATCAAAATAGGCACATTCTTTATCTACGGTGCAGTCTTTGTCTGCTTTTTTAGAGTCTATATACAATATCAACTTATCATCCTCAGTCCTTATATCACAACCCAGGCACTTACCAGCGTCCCAGTTCGCACAGTGCATACGTGCGTGTTGTTTTTTGTAGTTTTCCATACACTCAATATAAGTTTAAAACTTATTTTTGTCAAGTAGTAAAATACTTGTTGACAAATACGCATATAAGCCTTATATTGTAAGTAACTAGAATAGTTAAATATATAATATATATAATATATATATTATTAAAAACAAGTTATTAACATAACTTGCAAAAAGATTTGGAGAGATAATGAATGGGAAGGGAGACAAGACTAGGGTAACAAATCATACTCAATATAGAAAAAATTATACAAAAATATTTGGAGAATGGATAAAAGATACTACTCCAGATGTAAAATTCAAAAAAAGAAGAAAGGTTGAAAAAAAATCAAAATGAAAAAAGTTCTCTTTGTGTGGTTACTTTTTACTGGTTGCTCTGTAAATCCTGATCCGAGCAGCAATACACTTACAATTCTACAGGATTCTTTAGGAAACAAACATTCTTACCGTTATTTAAAACTCAATCGTGATAACTGGTGTACATATCACCAAAAGTACGAATTTGTAGAACGTCGTTTTATACACAAAAAACGTAATCAACGTATATTGAGTCGCAAAAATCAAAAAAATAGCAAATTGACCTAAATTTGGGACAAATAGAGCTATATCTAGTATAGATTCTAACCCTATGTTTTAAGATATGGCAAAATACACTACTAAATTGTAAAAAATAGCACCATTTTGTGTGTGCCTCTTCTTTTCTTGGGCGGCCCTCCCCCTCCGATTGTTTGCGATTTTTGGGATTTGGTTGAAAAAATCTTAATTGAGATTGAGTCTCATTATCATTGATTAGGTGGCTGAACCTTATTGAGATTGCGTCTCATTATCGATCCAGACTTAAATAAAAAAAAGACTTGCTTTTTAAATATATTCATAAATGAAAATAACACTTGCTTTTTAATTATATTCATTATTGAGATTGAGTCTCATTATCACAAAAGCTGCCAAGATGATCTGAAAAGCAATTCTTGTATCTTGTTGAAAAATCATTTATATTAAGGGTATGAAAAGAACCCCAAATCCAAGACTTGCTATTGAGACTCATTCTCAAGAGATATTGAGACTCACTCGCATTAATGGTAGAGAGGGGGTTAAAATCGACAA